CATACTTTGCCTTTCTAGCTTCTGATATTGCTTTCTTGTGTGCTTCTGATTTTGGCTTACGCATCTTTTGTTTTGTTTCATCTGACTTAGGAACCCCTGCCATTTTTCCAGTTAGGCTCTTTGATATCTTATCTCGCCATTCCTCTGAGACTTCTCTACCTTTTAATGCTTTTGATATATTTAATGCTCCTCTGTCTTTTGATTCTTGTGTCTGTACGTAGTCTCTTCTTATCTGAGCAGCACTCATAGTATCTCGTTGATTAGCAGTGCGTTTCTTTCCTCTTAGTTTAGATGCACGTTTTTCTACAGTAGACTTACTCTGAGGGCCTCTTGGCTGCGACTTCTTTTCTCGCATCTCAGCAGCTTTCTTAACCCCGTATAGTTCTTCGTAAGTTTTTCCTTTACGTGACTCTGACATTGCAGAGGCTGCTTGTGTTTTTAGTCGTTGGTAAGTAGCGGAGTTAACGTACCTATGTTGATAAGAACGCTGTCTTGACATTCCAGTTGCAGCATAAAGCATCTTGTGTCGGTTGTTGCCAGCAGTAAATTTAGTTAACAGCAAGTGGCATACAAAATGTTCCTTTGCTGTTAACTTCACTAAGTTATCTGAAGAGTTAAGGCCGCCTAATGAAACAGGAACTATGTGATGAGTTTCGTAATAGTCATCACATAGTTTCCTAGTATTAGCTGCATTAATGATATTTAAATACCACTTGTAGTACTTGTTTTCTATAAACATACAGTCATCCTTGTTGTATGTTTATTTATCTTTGTACACTAAAAAGAGTAGCATACTGTTTTACTAAAAGAAAGGCATCCCTGAGCGTTTCGTATTCTCTAAGTTGTCTTCTATGAGATCTGCTATTAGTTCTCGATCTTCTGGACACAGATAGTAGGCCTCTTCGAGTGTTAGTCCTCCTCGCATAAACCAACACATCTTTGTTAGCTCTGCTTTAAACTGCTTGGATTGACCGTCTAGGGTTTTAACCTCGTCGAGGATCTGTTTGACGGACCATGATAAAACCCTCATCCGAAAAAATTTGTTTGATCGAACGTAATTGGAATCTCGTATGTCTCTGGCACCCCAGCTTCGATCTCTTCTTCAGTAGCGTCAACTACCATAGGCTTGATTGAGAAACTTTCTTTTTGTGTCTCTAGATGATCTGTAACTTTTTTGAACAAGTCCTTGTCAGCATTGTCAACAAACTCGCTGATGTGCTCTTTGTTAGTAACTGTTTGGTCTTCAAACTGAACAGCGGCAATACTTGCTTTAAGTGTTCCTACAGTCATGTCAGTTAGCTTAGTGAAGCTGCGGTTGAAAGCCAATAGTTTTTCTTCCTCTGGCATGTCGTCGTCGTTTACAATGCTGAAGATTCTCTGCTCTTCGAACGTCTTGATGCTCAGTTCAGTAAACTCTCTGTAGGTAAGAGGACGAAGAATAACCTTCATACCGTCGAGCTCAACTACGTTGTTGTACTCAGCAGCGTTTAGGCTGTCAAGCATTACACGCAGGTCTGTTTGGAATGTTTTCTCTTCGCCTGTTACAGGAACTTTAATGTGTAGATCCATCATCTCACCGTAGGTTGCAATCCTGATAGCAATTAATATTGCGTCTAGATCAAGACTCGGAATTTTCCAACCGTCTTTGATATTAGGCATACAGCTCTCGATAACACTAACTGTTGCTTCACCGTTCAACAATGCATCAGGTGTTTTCATAGTCAGTTCATCTTTAGCTGTCATTGCATACACCGGATATTCATTGTTTTCGGTCTTGTCCAGCACTCCCTGCGGGTAGAATTCGCCGGAACTAGGCAGCGAGACATAGATCTTTGGCTGTCTAAAGTACTTCTGTAAGGGGTTTGAACCCTGATTTGGCGCGTGCATTTCTGCCATTTTGTTCTCCTGATAAATACAATATAACTATACGTTACACTTATTTATGTACGTATATAACCAGGAATCCTTAAAGTGGTAGACTCAGTTAACATTGATAACGTCGGTGGCGACACAGGCATAGCGTCTGAAGTAACGCTTCAGCGACTTTTAGCTACAATGGAGCTAATGGCCAACAAGACCGGCGCCGATAGTAAGATGGCTGTTAAGAAAGCCAACGAGCAGTATAAAAAATCTATTCGAGATCTTGACGACGCTACAAAGAAAGCCGCAGAAGAAAAAGAAAAGAACACAAAAGCTACTAAAAAAGCAACCAAGGCTACTAAAAGATATGCTGTAACACTTGGCGTAGTTACAAGGTCTCTGAGTGCGTTTGTTCAAAGTATTTCTGGATTGACTCAGCAGCTATTCACAGGCAGCACAGAACTAGCTAGCTTTACTCAACACATACCTTTAATCGGTCAGCATATATCTGTTCTGTCAGAGTACATCGATGATTCCTTTTCGGCATTTCAAACACTGTCGTCGTCAGGTGCAGCTTTTAACAACAACCTTAATGAGTTACGATATACTTCTGCAACAGCAAGATTGAGTCTTGAAGACTTTACTGGAATAATACAAAACAACACTGACAAGTTAGCAGCACTAGGCGGAACAGCGACTAAAGGTGCAAAAGCAATGGCTAACATGACTGATCAGTTAGGAGCTCAACGTACTCAATTGTTAAACATGGGTTTCAACTTCGAAGAAATAAACGAAGCCATGATCGACTACGCATACCTAACTCGTACTCAAGGTAGGGTAGAAAACAGAAACACCAAACAAGTAGCTGAACGGGCAGCATCTTATGCTACTACACTTCAAACCCTTTCAAAACTTACTGGCGAATCAGTAGACAAGCTAAAAGAAGAACAACAGGCAAGACAAAACGACGTAGCGTTCCAGCTTAAACTATCAAAGATGGGCGCCGACGAACAAGAAAAAGTCATGAAAGGAATGGCAGAGGCGGCCGCTGCCGGTCCAGCCGCAGCCGCAAGATTCAAAGAAGTAGTCTTGGGTATGCCTCCGATGTCCAGAGCAACTCAGTTGTTTGAAGCAACTATGGGAGAAGCTGCTACTGGTATACGTCGATCAGCAGAAGATGCTATGAACGCCCAAGTAACAACGTCAGACTATGCGGCTATGAGCAGCAGACGAATGGCAGAGATTACCGCCGCTCAGCTAGAAAGTGCACGAGGTATGGAGAACGTACTGTCGGCTGGTGTAGCGTCTGGCGAAGGTATCGGAGCAGAGCTAGCAGAAATGTTAGGCAACTTGGGCATCGATCTAGCACAGTTTGGTGATAAAACTGGCAACGAATTAGTATCAGCAGTAGAAGCAGAAATTGAAGCATCTAAAGAAGAACAGAAAAGTAGATCAGCGTCAGTTGGCGTGATGGCTAATTTTAACGAGACTCTTGCTAGTGTACGATCATCTTTTGCTAGATTGTTTATTGAAAGCGGTATACTCGACGCATTTGCTAGGTCTATTGATCATGTGTTGGGCATTCTCAATAAACCAGAGGTAATGGGCAGACTAAGCAAGTACTTAACGTCATTTACTGACAGTCTTAATACATGGTTGACTGCGTTCAGTAAAGATCCGTCAGGAACGTTAGATAAGATGTGGTCAGACATTGGCGACGGTCTCTTAAAGTCTGTTGGCAGTGGCCTTAAATCTTTGTTTACTAACCCTTATGTTTTAGGAGTACTTGGAACTTCTATCGCCGCTTTGCTTGCCAAAGATGCAATAGTATCTCGCATGGGAGCTAGCGGCGCTGCCGGAGCAGCATCAAACGCAGCGCCAGCTGGTGGCAGATCTAGAGGCAGAGGAGGCAGGGGACTAGGCGGAATGCTGGGTAACCTAACTGGAGGAATCCTTGGAGGCGTAGCAAACGGATTGGTAGCGTTTGCTAATCCGATGGTCATCGCCGGCGCAGTAAACATCGGCTTAGTAATTACTGCAATCGGTGCAGGTATAGCAGGTGCAGCATGGATAACTGGTAAACTTCTGCCGACGTTTGTTGAAGGCATGAAGAAGTTTGAAGACCTCGACGGCGAAACTTTGGCTGACGTGGGCAAAGGCCTTCTAGTAATGTCTGGTGCATTAGCAGCATTTGGAGTTGGGTCAGCTGTAGCAGGGTTCGGATCGTTTATTGGAAATATCGGGGAAGGGTTAAACATCCTCACCGGCGGCAAATCTCCAGTAGAAAAATTAAAAGAATTCTCAGAACACAAGATAACCGAACAGCAAGTTAACCAGATTGAATTAAATGCACGAGCATTTAAAACTTACGCCGAAGCAATGACCGCTGTTGGTGCAGGCAGTGCTATGAGTGCTGTAGGATCAATTGCAAGCAGTATCTCAGGATGGTTTAGTGATTCTCCATTAGAAAAATTACAAGACTTTGCAGATGAGAATATCAATCATCAAAATCTTAAACGTAACTTGCAGTCAGTTAAAGACTTCCAGGCTGTATTCAGCAGCATGGGATCAGACAATAACGGTACTATGGGATTAAAGAATCTCGACGTTGATAACGTAATTGACTATGCAGAAGCTATAGAAGAACTAACTGAAGCAATAGCAGATTTGAACAAAGAACTTAAAGGAGACAGTGGCGGAGGCTTTGGCCGAGGTAGGTCTCGTGGCGGAAGTTCAGGCGGCTCAGACTACAACGCAGGCGACTTGTTAGGCCAAATGGACAAGTCGAAGAAAGAAAACGACGTAAATACAACTGACTTGATAAGAGTTTTGGAAGAGATAAAAAACCTAAACAAGCGTACACTCAGATCAATAAACGAAATAAGGGATTCACAATAACATGAGCTGGAAAAAACATTTTACACCGGTTCCGACTGGGAACAACAGCACAGGCAGTTTCTCGCCGCTCGGTGGACAAAGTGGCTCAATGCCAGGACCAGCCACAAGAAATTATACTTCACATCTTCCAGATGTGTACACAGGGTCCCCGAACCGTATCGAAAGATATAACCAGTACAATACTATGGATCAAGACAGCGAAGTAAATGCTGCTCTTGATATTCTTGCAGAGTTTTGTACACAGAAAGACAGTCAAAACGGCACTAGCTTTATTATCAACTTTAAACAAAACGCTAGCACAACCGAAACCACTGTTCTTCAAAAGTATCTACAGCAATGGTATAAGCTAAACAAACTTGACACAAGAATGTTTCGTATTATTCGAAACACGTTTAAGTACGGTGATCAAATCTTTGTACGTGATCCAGAAACTAAAAAGCTATTCCATGTTGACCCAAGTAACCTAACAAAAATTATTGTTAACGAAAGTGAAGGTAAAACACCTGAACAGTATATCGTTAAAGACTTCAATCTAAACTTTGGTGAGTTGGTAGCAACTGCTCCTTACCCACAAGAAGGTCACGTAGGCGATCACGCTACTTCTTATAATAAGGGCGGAAGCTCGCAGGGCTACCTGTCTGGACAGAATACAGCAGGCGGCATAGCAGGTACTAGATTCTCGTTAGACCAAACAGAAATTGCTGTTTCTGCTGAAAACGTAGTTCACTTGTCAATGAGCGAAGGACTAGATGTCAACTATCCATTTGGTAACAGCCTGTTAGAAACTATATTCAAAGTCTACAAGCAGAAAGAGTTGCTTGAGGATGCGATTATTATCTATCGTGTGCAACGTGCACCAGAGCGTCGTGTATTTTACGTTGATGTTGGTAATATGCCAAGCCACCTTGCGATGCAATTTGTTGAGCGAGTAAAAACTGAAATACACCAAAGACGCATTCCAAGTCAGACAGGGGGCGGACAAAATGTTATAGACAGTTCATATAACCCTCTTTCGATCAACGAAGACTACTTCTTCCCGCAAACAGCAGAAGGTCGTGGGTCTAAAGTTGAAACACTACCGGGCGGTACTAACCTTGGCGAAATTGACGACCTTCGTTACTTTACTAACAAGATGGTTAGAGCATTGCGCATTCCTAGCTCATACCTGCCAACAGGTGCTGAAGATTCAAGCAGCCAATACAATGATGGCCGAGTAGGCACTGCCTACATACAGGAACTCCGCTTTAACACCTACTGTGAGCGTCTACAAGGGCTGCTGATAGAAGGTTTTGACCAAGAGTTCAAGCGTTACTTGCTGGAAAAAGGTGTAAACATTGATACGTCGATGTTTGATCTAAAGTTCCAACCACCACAGAACTTTGCTGCTTATCGTCAAAGTGAAATTGACAATGCTCGTATTCCTACGTTTACGCAGATGTCAGCTATTCCGTTTATATCAAATCGCTTTGCACTCAAGCGTTTCCTAGGCCTAACCGAAGAAGAAGTTGCAGAAAACGAGCGCCTGTGGAGAGAAGAGAACGAAGACGAGCTAGACACTGGTGCAGGCGATGCTGCTGACGAGCTACAAGGTGGCGGCGTTACAGGCGGTGGCCTGGAAGGCGACCTTGATGGTCTTGAGGACGAAGTTGATGACACTGGTGGCGATTTCGGCGGTGACGGTGAACCTCCGCTATCAACTACAGACGAAGCACCAGGCGGCGGCGAAGCCGGCGGTGGTGACGGAGATATCGGCGGCTCGATATAAATACAGTTATGATACTACGTGAACTTTTCTACTTTGACCCTGAAACTACCGAACCGACGAAAGACGATTCTTACGAGCCTCAACACGATCAAACTCCAGTTAAGAAATCAGACACTCGGAAAACTAGGTTAACACTAGGTCAGCTCAACAGAATAAGAAAATCTAGCGAACTGCACAAAAAAGAACAAGAGAAAGATCTTGTGCATGTTAAACAAATGTATGGCGGCACTGGGGAAGAAGAGGCACTATGATCTATGGAAGAAGTTGCGTTTGTTTTAGGTAACGGTACAAGTAGAGCCCCAGTAGACATACAAAAATTAAGAAAAAACGGACCTGTTTACGCTTGTAATGCAGTATACAGAACAGACGTTGTAGATCATTTAATAGCGGTTGATGCTAAAATGGTCGCTGAAATAGCTCAATCGGGCTACCAGCATAAACATCCAACCTGGACTAACTTCAGAAAAAGTAATAGAAACTATAATGGCTTTAGATTTATAGAACCTCGTCTAGGATGGAGTTCAGGTCCCTCAGCAATGTTCCTAGCAAGCAGTCACCAAAAGAAACACATATACATCTTAGGGTTTGACTATAAAGGAACTAATAACGGCAAGAATATTAATAACATTTTCGCCGATACCCAAAACTATAAACAGTCAGAAGCAAAGGCTACGTACTATGGTAACTGGTTAAAACAGACTTGTCAAGTAATAAAAGACAACCCGGGAATACAATACACACGAGTTATCCAGCCTGATAATTACTGCCCGCCGGAGCTAAATAACTTTGAGAACTTTAATACTATCCACGTAGATGAGTTCTGTAATATCCTACCGCACGAGTGCATATCTCAAAACGAGCCGTTTTGAGCGCCTTTATCTGCTATTTTAATGAATCTTGTTAAATACAATTGACAGCCTTACCATAGGTACATTTTGTAACAGGAGAACACAAATGGCAGATTTAAGTAAATTCGAACAAATGCTAGAACGGCTCATCAATGAGGACCGCGACGGCGCACAAGATCTATTCCACGAAATTGTAGTTGAGAAATCACGCAGCATCTATGAGTCACTTCTAGAAAGTGATTGTGACGACGACGACGAAGACGAAGAAATGGAAGAAGATGAAGACGAAGATGATGTAAAAGAAGAAAAAGACGAAGACGATGACGAAGAAGGTTATAACGAAGACTTTAACCTAGACGAGTTTGAAGTCGAAGCTGACGACGACATGATGGGCGGCGACGCTACTGATGACATGATCGGCGACCTTGGCGCAGAAGATGGCGAAGACGACGAAGTTGACTTTGACATGGGCGGCGAAGGCGAAGAAGGCGACGTTGAAGATCGCGTAGTTGACCTAGAAGACGCACTTGACGAACTCAAAGCAGAGTTTGACAAAATGATGGGCGGCGAAGACGACATGGGCTTTATGCCAGGTGACGACGACGACCAGCAGGATATGGGCGACGACGAAGAAGGCGACTTCGGCGATGACGAAGAAGACGAAGAAGGTGACGAAGAGGAAGAAGACGAAAGTTTCCAATTCGAAGCTAAGAAAGATGACAAGAAAGACGACAAGAAAGACGCTAAGAAAGATGCTAAGAAAAAGACATCAGGCGAAGAAATGCGTGAATACGTAGAAAAGGTTCAGGGCGGCGACCTAGGCTCAAAGATTGGTGGCGATAACGGCACTAACACTAAGTCAACAGTAGCAAGTCCAAACAAAATGGGAGACGGTACTACAGACAACATCGCAAGAAGCGACGAGTATAGTAACGGCGACCATGCTGGTCTAGGCGATCTAAACGCTAAAGACCAAGACGCTGGTAACGTTAACAAGCCAGGCGGTAAAGCAAGCAAGTCTATGAAGGCTCGGCCTAAAGG